CGGCAGGGCTTGCTAGGAGAACGTCATGGCAGCACAAACGGCAGGCGCGGGGCGCGGTAAGCAGGGTGGCCCAACGGCCAAACAACTTGCTGACTATGAGCGCAAACAGAACGCTGGTATCTATACCGCTGAAATGGGTCAGCCCCCGATGGATCCAGAAGTTGCTAAGAAGCATGGCGGCATGATCACTAAATACCCTCACGGCAGCGGTGCTGAACAGCGCGGCAAAACTAAAGGCAGGTTTGTATGAAAAAAGTACGTAGGTTTAATGGCGAAGAAGGGTCAGAGGTAAGCGACGAAGACGCAAACCAATTCCGTGAAGATCAGACGGCACGTATGATGCGACTGGCACATGGGCAAAGCGGAGACGCGCCAGCAGCTTCCGTACCGCGTTCTATGGCCTCAGCAGCCCCGGCAAAAGCAGAGCCAGCAGCCCCGGCAGCAGCCCCGGCAGCAGAGCCAGCGGCAGCAGAAGCCCCAGCAGCGCCAAAAGCTAAACCCCCAATAGTCACCCTGCAACAATTAAATGCGTTTAAAAAAGAGTTCGGTGCTGACAAAGATTTAACAGACTACATGAATCAGCAACAGGGGCTGAAACGTAGAAACGCTCCCTCACCTAGTACCCCCCCACCCGCTGCCGCGCCAAAAGCGGAAGACAAAAAAGCAGATACGCCGGTAGAGCGGGGGCTTCCCGCTAAGTCGGCTAAAGAGCAATCTTTGGCTGTTGCTCAAATTCCTCTTGATGACAAGCGCACGCCGGTTAAGGGAGAATCTGCCAGCGGATCGGAACTCGGGCGCAATATTAGTAATACGCTAAGTGCTCTGCCAATATCTCGGGGTATACAAGCAGTGCAATCAGGGGCTAAACTGGCTGGTCGGAAGGCTGTTGAAGAATTTGTTAGAAAAGAACCAATTTATCGTAAACCAGAGTTAGAAATTCTTAAAGATATATCACAACCGTTGGCGCTTCCAAAACCAACACCAAGGCTTGGCTACGATAAAGCTGGCGCTAAAGCCGCAGAGCGTAGTGGGCGTGCCGCAGAACAACGAACAGAAATGTTAAAAGAAAACGCACGCCGTTCTGGCTTGCGTGAAGATGCTTCCGCAGAAACGAGCAAAGCTGTGCGTGACAAATTAGGCGGTAACAAATTTAAAATAATGAAAAAAGGCGGGGCAGTCAAAAGCTATGCATCTGGTGGTTCTGTATCTTCAGCTTCTAAACGGGCTGATGGCTGCGCCATACGGGGGAAGACTAGAGCATGAGAGCTTCCCGTGGCATGGGGGCCATCAATCCTAGCAAAATGCCCGGGGGGAAGAAGAAAGCCCGCCGGGATAATACTGACTTCATGCAGTTTGCCGAAGGTGGGGCTGTGAAGTCGAAGGTCAACGAAGCTGGTAACTACACCAAACCTAGTCTTCGCAAACGGATTTTCAACAGCGTCAAGGCTGCGGCAATCGTAGGCACGGGCGCAGGGCAATGGAGCGCGAGAAAAGCGCAAGTTATGGCCAAACGGTATAAAGCCGCTGGCGGGGGCTACCGAGATTGAAAGCTCCGCAACAGTCCCTCAAAGATTGGGGTGACCAGAAATGGAGAACCAAGTCTGGTAAACCGTCGAGTAAGACGGGGGAGCGGTATTTGCCAGAGGCGGCTATTAAAAGCCTTAGCCCTGCTGAGTACGCTGCGACAACCAAAGCCAAAAGAGCGGGTAAAGCCGCTGGAAAACAGTTTGTAGCACAGCCTAAAACGATTGCCAAGAAAACAGCAGGATTTAGATAATGGCTAAGACTACCGGCACTTCAGCCTTTAACCTTGACATGAACGACCTCATTGAGGAGGCGTTTGAGCGTTGTGGTCAAGAACTTCGCACGGGCTACAACTTCCGTACTGCACGGCGTTCGTTGAACCTGCTGACGATTGAGTGGGCTAACCGTGGTCTGAACTTCTGGACTGTTGAGCAGGGCCAGATTCCGATGGTGACGGGGCAGGCTATGTACCCCATGCCTGTGGACACAATCAATCTCCTAGACACCGTTATTCGCCAGAGCAACGGCACGTCTAACCAGATCGACATCAACATCAGCGGCATTTCTGAATCGACCTACATGAGCCTGCCAAACAAGTTGGCACAAGGTCGCCCAATCCAAGTCTGGTACAACCGTCAGTCGGGGCAAGAGAACCTTGCTACGGCTACCCTTAACGGGACTATTACATCCACAGCCACCACAATTACGGTGTCTGATGTTTCTGGGCTTACCACCTCTGGGTTTATAAAAATTGATAGCGAGACAATCAGTTACCCCAACGTAGACCCCGTGAACAACCAGTTGATCAACTGTGCCCGTGGGCAAAACGGCACAACTGCTGCGGCGCATACTACGGGCGCGGCTATCACGGTGCAGAACCTGCCTGCTATTAACGTATGGCCTACACCCAATGCCCCCGGTAGCCAGTACATGTTTGTGTACTACCGCATGCGCCGTATTCAAGACGCCGGTACGGGCGTGACCGTGCAAGATATCCCGTTCCGCTTTATCCCCTGCATGGTGGCGGGGTTGGCCTATCTGTTGAGCATGAAGCTGCCAAATGCCGATCCAACCCGCACGATGGCGCTCAAGGCCGACTACGAACAGCAATGGGACTTGGCCCAGTCGGGAGACCGAGAAACTGCGCCTTTGAGGTTTGTGCCAAGGAACTTGTTCTATGCCTAGTCGTTTTGCATCAGGTAAGCATGCAATCGCTGAGTGTGATCGGTGTAGCTTTCGCTTTAAATTAAAAGAGCTAAAAACCGAAGTAGTTAAGACCAAGCCTTTTAAAATTAAGGTTTGTAAGACGTGTTGGAACCCGGATCAACCGCAATTGCAGTTGGGTATGTACCCGGTCAACGACCCCCAAGCAGTGCGTGATCCTCGCCCTGATGTGAGCTACCGAGTCTCTGGCCAGAGTGGCTTACAGATCCTGCTAACGGACAGCACTGCGCAGGATGGGTTTGGTTACCCAGAAGCGGGTAGCCGGGTGTTCCAGTGGGGCTGGAGTCCTGTTGGTGGGGCAAGGGGATTTGACACACTTTTAACACCAAATAACTTGGTGATAGCGGTAGAATTAGGCACAGTTACGGTTACAACGACATAAGGAGTCGATCATGGACAAAGCAGATTTGGCACAAGACAAGAAGATGATGGCTGGAGCCGTGCACAAGCATGAGAAGAAGCTACATCCCGGTCAGCCTATGACGAAATTTGCCAAAGGTGGCAAGACAAACGCCCAGATGAAGGCGCTTGGTCGTGGTTTGGCTAAAGTTGCTAACCAGAAGAAGTCTTCGTTCACCTATAAGCGCGGAGGCTAACATGGCCACTTTTAGCAAAAAAGTTATGGGCAAAGAGGTTGGCAGTGCCAAAGTTTATGCCCCACCCCACACGATGGACGGCAAAGCGGGTGTGGACATCAAGAACAGCGGCTACCAAGGCGGTAACCGTATGAAAGCCAATGACGTGAATATGTCTGTTGGGAGCATCAGCCGCAATGACTACCCTGCACCTAAGACAACAGGTATCAAAACCCGTGGTAATGGCGCGGCTACCAAAGGCATCGTTGCCCGAGGCCCACTAGCCTAAAGGTGATGCTTTGAATTACACGCAACTGTTCGATACTATTCAGTCGTATACGGAAAATAATTTTCCGGACTTTACTCTTGCCAGTGGCGGGATAGAGACGACTACCGAACAGATTAACCGATTCATTCAACAAGCTGAACAGCGCATTTACAACTCGGTGCAGTTTCCGTCAATTCGTAAGAACATGGTGGGTAACGTCCAAATCAGTAACAAGTACCTCAAAGCCCCCGACGACTTCCTTGCCGTCTACTCAATGGCGGTGATTACAGGTTATGGAACAGCCGCTGAGACCTACGAGTTCTTGTTGAACAAGGATGTGAACTACATTCGGCAAGCGTACCCCACACCCGCAGACACCGGGTTGCCAAAGCATTACGCCTTGTTTGGCCCTGCAATCGTAGCTAGTGTGATTACCAATGAGTTGACGTTCATACTTGGCCCAACACCTGATGCGGTTTATACCATTGAGTTGCATTACTATTACTACCCTGAATCAATCACGACTGCAAGTACGTCATGGCTTGGTGATAACTTTGATACGGTGCTGCTGTACGGCTCACTGGTAGAAGCATACGGTTACATGAAAGGTGAAAGTGACTTGATGGCCATGTATGATGCAAAGTATAAGGAAGCATTAGCTCTTGCTAAACGTCTTGGCGATGGCCTTGAGCGCGGGGATGCATATAGAGACGGACAAACAAAACTTAAGATTACAACGTGATACCAAAGACGCGCAAAGAAGCATTATCCAAAGGGTACAAAAGGTACTCTACTGGTGTTGCATGTGTACATGGGCACGTTGCAGAGCGCCGTGCGCGTACAGGAGAGTGCCTTGTATGTAGGGCGGAGCATCTTGTTGAATGGCGTAAAAGAAACCCCACCAAAGTAAAAAAGCATAACGATACACAGTATGCAAATCACACCGATGCTCTTACTGCAAGGTCGCGTGAATTTCATGCTAAAAATGCAGTAGTATTACGTATTCAAAAACAAGAATATCAACGTAACAACTTACATATTTACGCAAAAATTAAAGCAAAACGCAAAGCGGCACAGTTAAATCGTACACCCGCATGGCTAACACCAGACGATAACTGGATGATTGAACAAGCGTATGAGTTGGCTGCAATCCGCACCAAAATGTTTGGGTTTTCTTGGCACGTTGACCATATAATTCCGCTTCAAGGTAAGACTGTTTCGGGTCTGCATGTGCCGACAAACCTACAAGTGATTCCCGCAGTAGACAATATACGCAAGGGGAATCGTGTATGAGCTTCACCGGCAATTTTTCCTGCAATACATTGCGGTCTGGGCTAGTAGCCAACACGTTGAATTTCTCAACTGATACGTTTCGTTTGGCGCTATACACGAACTCAGCAGCACTGGATCAATTGACTACGGCGTACACCACGGATGGCGAGGCTTCTGGCGGCAACTATGTAGCCGGTGGGTCGGTAGTAGCGGCCACGGTCAGTACGGCTCTTAGCACAACCGGCAGCATCATTTATGTTAGTTTCTCAAGCCCGTCTTGGACTGGTGCAATCACCGCTCGTGGGGCTTTGATCTATAAAGCCGGTGCAAATGGCGCTGTTTGTGTTTTGGATTTTGGCAGCGACAAGATATCCACCAGTACTTTTGTCGTCACAATGCCCGCTGACACGAGTACATCTGCACTTATTAGACTTGTTTAAGGAGAAAATATGGCATTGGTTACAACCACCAAAGGCGAAATGGACGAATCTTTGCTTGAGAAAAAAGAGGGTTCCGTCGATAATGACAACGAGTACACAACTTGGGTGGAGTATTGGCTAGAGGGCGAACTTGTCCACCGTTCGGCGCATGTTCAATTGAAGAAATCGGTGGGGCTAAAAGTCGAAGCCGCATCTTTCGGTTAATTTTTTAAAGGAGCCTCAAATGGCAAATACGCAATCAATGTGCACATCGTTCATGGGGCAACTGCTCAATGGCGGTCACCAATTTGGAACAATTACGTTGACCTCACGTACAAGTTTGACAGCCCCTACTGCTGACTCGTTTAAAGCGGCTTTGTACTTGGCATCAGCAACAATGAATGCTTCTGCAACTGTGTATACGGTAACGGGTGAAGTGTCTGGTACTGGCTATAGTGCTGGTGGTGTGGCGGTAACTATGGGAACCGTTCCAACAGCCACTAATAGCTCTGCAACTGCGGGTGTTGCATTTGTCACGCCTTCGGCCAGTATCACATACACCACGGTGACTTTGGCTACGGCGTTTGACGCAGTGCTGCTCTACAACTCCACTCAAGGCAATACGGCTGTTAGCGTCCACACCTTCGGTTCACAGACTGTGACCGCTGGTACGTTTACGCTGACAATGCCTTCTAATACGACTACAACTGCCTTGATTCGTCTGGCTACAACCTAATAGGCTTCTTAAAGGGGCCGGGTTATGGCAACCGGATGGGGCATAGATGGTTGGGGTGATAACACTTGGGGCGGTTCTCAATCGGAGATAACCGGGAATAGTGCCGCCGGTGCTGTAGGCACGGTAACTGCCTCCGTTGAGTTTCCTGTACCAATTACGGGGGTTGAGGCCACGGGGGCTGTAGGCACGGTAGCAATGGGTGAGCGCACAGTGGCGCTTACTGGTGTAGTTGCTTCTGGTGAAGTGGGAGATGTTGTAGAGACAAACAGCCCTACGGAGGATGGTGTTGTTGCGCAAGGGCAGGTAGGGTCGGTTAGTTCTGTTAGTACAGTGGCGCTTACTGGCGTGGCGGCATCGGGGGGCGTGGGAACTGTAGATTTTGCCTATGTGGCGTTTTTGTCGGGCGTGGTGGGAGTAGGCAACGTAGGCACTGTTACCACAAGCAGAACAGTGGCAATATCAGGGGTGCAGGCAAGTGGTCAGGTAGGAACGCCAAATTATTTTTATTGGTCAGTAATTGATGACAACGAAACGCCAAACTGGCAAAATGTGCCAATGACTGTGTAAAGGATGATGATATGGCAGTAACAAATTTTACCCCTCTCCTTGGTTTGGCTTTGCCGACCACAGGTGATCTGTCCGGTACATGGGGAACCACGGTCAACACTGCAATCACCGACTTGCTTGATGATGCGGTAGCAGGTACGGTCACGCTTTCAGCAAACGCAGATGTCACGCTGACTACAACCAACGGCGCGGACAACCAAGCGCGTAATGCGGTCATCCTGTGGACTGCCAGTAACGGCGCTACCACACGCAACATTACAGCCCCGGCGCAAAGCAAGGCTTATATCGTCATCAATGCGGGTACTGGCTCCATTGTGGTTCGTGGCTCTGGCCCAACAACAGGTATCACAATTGCTTCAGG